CAGCCATTGAAGCTTGAATACCAGCATTACCTAATACCCCAGCCATAGCAGCTACCTGCGGTACATTTTGTTTTAAAAGTACCATATCACTACCAGCATATTTAATAGCTTCAGCCAAATCCATCATAGACATGTTAGCTGATAATGCTGCCTTTGTTAATTGATCACCGACTACATTAGCAGCCTTCTCACCCTCTATGTTAAACATATGCATGATGTTAGTGAGTAAGTCAGCGGTACCACCCTTACCACCTAATTCCATGTTAGTAGCTACTGCCATATGTGATGCAGCTGTGATCATATTATTAATGGCTTTAGCTTTATTACCGGACATAGCTAAATACTGCATACCAGATGCAACATCTCTGGCATATAGCATTGTACTTTCACCTAAGGCTTTGGCTGTTTTACCAAGTATAACTGATTGTTCAGCTGTAGCACCACTGATTACCTTTACAGTGGTCATGGTATCTACAAAGTTGGCACCTTCTTGTACTATGTTTCTAATTTGGTTGCCCATACCTACAGCGGCAGCCATACCAACCATTGATGCAGAATTAGCTGCTTGTAAATTGGCATTAATAGCACTCTTGGCATCTCGATGTAATTGTCTAATAGCAGCAGAAGCTTCTCTGGCTTGATTAGAGAACCTATCTTTAAGTACTATAGCAATTCCAATTTCTAGGTTATTTGAGTTGGGTGACCCCGCTGTGAATACTGGCATGATTAAAATAAGTTTGGTTTATACTGTTTATAATATTCTTCAGAGTATTTAATAAGTTTTTCTCTATCACTAAAAGGTAATGATTTTAACTCAGCTAGAGTTATGTGCACCCCTAATATATGTAAATAGGAAAAATCATTTATTAAATCTCTTCTAAATAGAAAAAACTGTCCAATGAGAAAATGTTAATTGGGTATTTTTGATTAGGGTTGTCAGGGTTATTGATATAAATATAACCACTGTAAACAGGATCCATATCCTTGATAGCTTTGTTTATCTCTTTCATTTCTTGTACAGAGAACATATCAAAGTTACTTACAACTACTGGTTTACCATCTATTAGTAATCTAAGGTTACGGCAAGTTAATTTTTTATTTTTGGTTTGTTCAGCCAATGGTAAATTCATATATCTTACTTCTTGGTCATTAGTATAGATATCAAATAAAAATACTTTACCGCTGGTAGTTGTAATTTTTAAATCTTTAAATTGTTTTATTGGGTAATATGGTACAGCATCTGGTTTAGCCATGATTTCTTCTTTCTCTGGTACCTTACTGTAATCAGTAAAGATTAATTCTTCTAAATCCTGGATATATGAGACTTTTAAATCTTTTTTCCATTCAAAATCAAATTCTACATCTTTACCAAGAGAATGTATTCTTGATTGTATCAAGATAACATTTCTATCTAACACTGGTAATGTATAAGCTTCTTCTGGTGATAGCTTACCACTTTCTGTGTAATCAGTTTTAACTACGATAGCACTAATGAAATTAGTGATGTTCATTAGTTTTTCTAACTCAACTTTTGATGATAAGATATCATCATCTGCCCCATTTTGTTCACGTATTGTGTAACTGTGACCAGATGGTACTGTAAATGTTTTTTCCATAATTTTTGTTATTTGTGTTCTTACATAAAAATAGGCCGTATCTCTACGGCCTATTACAATTTATTGTTTTACACAGATACCTATTGAAAACTCGATTTCTTCAATTAAGTTGTCAGAGCTTAATCTGTCTAATGTTACCCCATTTACTTTCATTGGCCAAACCTCTTCACAGTAGTGGGTATTTAAAACTGTTTGTCCATCTTCGGCCAGTTCATCAACTAAACAGGTTTTCCAATAAGATTCTGGTGTTAAACCACCACCTAATAGTTGATCTTGGATACTATTTATCCAATCCCATAGCCAAGTATCAGAACCTTGAGTTGGTGATAATTTACTACCAGTCATAGATCCAACGCTGATTCTACCAGCGGTTTTTACATCGCGATTAGCATCCCCATGTGATACTTCTTCTATTTTGATTTCTGGTAATTGAACTTTTTGAAAAAGAAAAGGATTAATTGGATAACCTACAAAGCGGATTCTCCATTGGAATACTTTTCTTGGGTTTTTAACTTGTGGCATATATTTTTAAATTTTAAAGATTAGTTAATACTTACTGTACCATTTGCTGTATCAATACTTAAGTAAATACTAATTTCTTGTAAGCTTACAATATCCTTATAACTTACTTTGATTTTATATTTACCTTGTCTTACTTCAGCTTCAGTGTTCAATGTTAATTGAGAGTAGTTCTTCGCATTTTGATCACCTATCCAAGTATATTCGGTTATAGCAATCCCAACCAAATCATCAAATACCTTTTTATTAGATAGATAAATATCTTTCCAGGTACTGAATGTATTTGGCTCTTCAAGATACTTTTCTAATTTTGGTTTTAATGTTTTCTTTAGATAAAGTTGTAAACCAATAGTAGATAAGAACCGGTCAGAACTTTCCAAATTAAGTGATGTGTAGTTGTGCCATAACATAGTTTGTTTACCAGCAGTTTCAGTATCTTTAACAACAAAGATATTAATACGAGATGTAGCAAATTGGTTAAGTGTTTCTACCATAGCTGGACTTCCAAGGTTTTCAATAATTGGACCATGCCCATCTGGTACTAAACCACGGTTTTGATTTGCAAATGAATAGTAAGGACCATATTGTTCTGCAGATACATCGGCTAATCCAATAACTGTTCCCAATACATCACATTTTTTCAAAATACCATCCGAGTTGTATAGTTTAATACCACCACCAAAGTAAGCTACGTTTTTATGATAACCAACAGTAGTTTTAATTGTATCAACTGCAGATTTAGTTTCAGCAGCAGTTCTGAAAGTACCATCAGTATTTGTTTTTGGAATTTCAACAAAGAATTCTGTATCAAATAAACTTGCTACTGACTCAGCTATACTTTTAACGGTAGTTACATAATCTGTAGCAATATGTTGGTGCATATGAGAACAGATTAAATGGTAAGCACTTTCACCCTTTATTTTATTGTAAGCAGAAATCCAAGTGGCTGATGATGAAGCTCCACCATTAGTACCCTCATTAATTACTTGTATGCTTGGTGTTTCAAGAGTAGCAGCTCCAATCTTTACATAACCCAACCAGGCATTGTGTTCCTTAATAACATTAACTGAACCTTCTAAATCAAGCCCAGTATATGTTGGTACTCCAGTACCACTGGAAGTAATTGAAACATAGGTTAAGGTGATGTTTGGAGTATTTTGTAAGAAATCAATAATTGATTGTTGGTCAACCATTGTTTCTACACCAGAAGTTACAGAAGCAGTAGAAGCCAATAACAAAGCTTGGTTGATTACAGAATTGGTATTGATAGAATCATCAGTATTAAAAGATTTAAACTGAGTAATATAAACTCTTGCAATACCATTGGTAATTACTTCTTTTAATTGTAGATAGAAATTACGATTAAGATTGTAACCATACTCGGATACTACATTAGAACCTTTTTCTCTAGTAGTAATTTTGTACTTAATCTCAATCTTTTTAGTGTTATCAATTGGATCTTCCAAGAAGATAGAAATATTTGTAGCGGTTTCTCCAGTGGTACCCGTTGATGGGTCATAACTTTTAGCTTCTCCAAAAGCTGATTGTCCGGCACCGAGAACCCTACAAATCCTTAGTTTAGAACCTAATTTAAAACCTCTTTCAATATTTGAAATAGTACCATCTGGTACAACTTCTTTACCAAAGATGTTTTGAAATTGTGTTAATGATTCACAAAGGGTTGGTTCTTCAAAATTACCTTTTGTGGTTACTGCAAGAACGTTGGTTACCCCTTTAGAAGGTACCATTGGGGCTACATTATTGTTCTCAAAATGAAAATTTACGTTTGGTGAGTTCATTTTAATTTGTTTTTAATTTGTTTTATTTAATGTTATTAATGTTTGATTGTCAGTCAATAAAGTGAGGTCATTAATCATTGGAATCAGGTTATCATTATCTTCAATTATCAATTCTTCAAATACTAAATCCTGTATTTGATATTGGAAAGCTTTTTCGATTAAACCTGATAAGGTATCTGATTCATCATAGGCATTTACTAATTCAAGATAAATGTTACCACTTTCTAATAAGGTCTCACTTAAGTAAGTTTTAATGTAGCCTCTTAATGGTAAAGCCCGATATACTATAGATTGTAAGATCCTATAATCAGTTTGCGTTCCTGCACAGATATGAATATTTATGATCTGTTCTAGAGATTTAGATGGCATTTGTATTGGAACATACATTTTATCTTCATTTAACTCTAGAGAAGTATCATTTAGTCCAATTACCCCTGGGAATAATGTATCATTCTCAACTACTATTCTTGGTGTTACTTTTTCACCCTTTGATTCAGCACTACCAGTTCCAAAGATTTGAACATACTTAGTTAAAGCTTTCTTATCTTCATTAAATTGGTTTATAGTTTCTGGTGTTACTGGGTAATAGTTTTTTGGATCTAGTGATAAACCATCTTTTACAGCTACCTGTAATATAGCATCATATATAGATCTTTCAATAATTTCTAAGGTATTTACCATCTTATTTGATTAGCGTTTAGACCGGTTATAGATATAATTTCTTTCCGGATATTAGTTTTTATAAGTTCAGCTATTTTCTTTTTACCACCAACCATTTTTAGAGTTGGAGCCCATAATGGTCTACCTGGTATTTTTCCATCATTACTACCATACTCTAGAATACGAGCTAAAGCACCCATGGTTAGTTTCTTTTTACCACCTAATTTTAAATTTAGTGGTACCCCTATGTAAGTTCTTTTGTTATATTTATATATACCAATAACTCTGGCATACTTACCAGATAAGTTTAATAGTGGGTGTTCCCCATACCTTTTAATAGTTAATGGAGAGTGTTTTGCCCAGTGTACACCTTTTGGTGGAATACCATTAATTATACAGTGTTTTACTATACCTATAATCTCTTTTGAAAAAGATTTTACGGCTTTGTTATAACTCTTTAAAATAATTGGTTCAATATTGTCTATGAGTATAGTAGCTTCTTTCCATTTACCTTCAATCCTAATCTCTGGGATTAAACTTGATGTGTCAAGTTTAGGTATTTGAATGTTAGTTAACTTACTCATATTATATATATCTTGATACTGAATGTATTTGTGCTTTTGGTCTTCTTTTACGACATACCTGATTTCCTTCTCTACTGCCATCTTTATTAGTATTACCTTCTACAGTAGTAGTAAAAGCAATTCCAAATGGCCATTCATCAATAAATAAAACATGGGCAATCCTACCTTTATCAGAAAACCAGATACCACCAACATCACCAGTAGTTGGAGTTTTGTTATTTGGTTTACCTCTTACATATATTAAATATTGAGGTTTAAACCAGGCTGGTGAGTATGCAGATCTTATAGCTGGTATTCCAGCTTCAATAAAACAAGTAGTTATAAAAGCTGCACACCAAGCATTACCCTCAGGTAAACCAGTGTTAGCTAAATACTCTTTAATACGAGGACCATCATTATGACCAGTTGCTTCTTTTACACCTATTTCTTTAGTATAAACCTCTCTAAGTTTTAATTGTTTTTGGTTTAATTCAAAGGTGTTACCAATAACACTCTGGCTAGTAATACATAACACAAGATAATAAAACCAAATACGCAGAATGAAAATTTTATTTTTTCCCATGGTTGTAATTCTTTAAATACTTTCTTAAAATCAAATTGAATAAATTTTCTGACTGTACCATTAAACATCTTTAGTAGCAACCAGGCTAGAGATAAATATACTGAAAACTGTATGGCTGAGAATATAATTATTTGAAATACGCCATAGTCAAAAGTACCAGAACCACCATCAATATAATAGAGTAGTTTAATGGATCCATACCAACAGATTAACATGGTTGGTATAACAACCAATTCTGGGTATTTTTTAATTTCTTTAAATAGGAATTTCAGTATTTCCCAAAGTCCTAAACATAGGTATTTAATGATAAAATAAAGAACTTTTCCTAAAGTCAGTAGTATTATTTTAAGTACTTTCCAAATAGCTTTTAATGCTTTCATAATTAATTTATTTTTATTGGTTTATGATTTTCACAGGTTGGTACATTTCCACAACTTAAATCATTTACAATAACTTGTAATTGTTTTAAGAGTTCATTTGAAGCTTCCTGTGATTGTTTTACTTTTGCAATGATATCTTCTTTCTCTTTCAATTTTATATTTAATTGTGAAATCTCTAGAGTTAGTTCATTCAGTTTACTATCTCTTTGCCTTAGCAAGGTTTTTAATTCAGATACTTCATCCAAAGCTTCATTAAGTTTGGATAAGGTCTCAGTGTGAGTTTCAATATAGGTTTTTAATTGCCTGTTATAATCATCGAAGAGATCAGCTGGGGTTTTCTTTTTTATTCTTTTCCAATACTTTCTAATGAAAGAGGTAAATAGTTCATATCCTCCTATTGAGCTAAGACCAGCTATAATTAACTTAATTATTTCTATGTGATTTTGCGTCATAAGCTTATCTAAATTAATAAATTTCTAAAACAATACAGAAACCATCACCACCATTCCCACCTTTACCACTTGGATTTCCATTAGATCTTGAACCTCCACCGCCAGCCCCAGCACCATATCCACCATTTCCACCTATACCTCCACCTGATGCTCCTCCTCCACCACCTGTACCAACTCCATAACCAACACCACTAAAATTACCATATTCTAATAATAATTGAGTAGCCAAATTTGACACCCCATTACTCCCGTTACTAAATACAGCTTGACCACCAGTTGGGAATGAGCTATAAGTTCCATCTATTAACATTACTGCACCCCCATTACCACCAAGTCCAGATTGATTTGAAGTGTTTGTTCCTCCTCCGCCTCCTCCTCCAGGGCAACCCATATATTCACCAGGTTGTCCACCTACCCCATATATAGTTTGATTATCGCCATTAAATGAAGTTCCATTTGAACCAGGTATACCAGCTAACCCAAAAAAGACTTTATTAGGGTAACAGGCAGTTAATGTACCACTCATCCCGCCAGTAGATACTGTAGTATCATTACCACCGGTACCACCAACACCACCAGTTGCTAAAACAAATGAGCCAAAGGAGGTATTCCCTCCTGTACCACCATTAGCCCCATTTGTATTATCAGTAGTTCTAGCAGCACCCCCTACGCCACCTACACCAACAGTTACTGTAACTGATGTTGGTAAATCAGTTGCTTTTATTAATCTTCTAACAATACTACCTCCAGCACCACCACCACCACCACACCTATTTGTTGAAGCTGCGCCACTTCTTCCAGAACCACCACCACCACCAGCGCCAACACATACAACTAATAAGTGTTTTAACCCAGCTGGTTTATTCCAAGTTTGTGGACCCCATATATATTCCCTTAAGATTTCAGTACTACCACCACCTGAAGCTCCAACACTTGCATTTGTTTTACCTATCATACTCTTTTGATTATAATATTACTAATTATTATAGACGTATTTACTTTTGAATAAATCGTAACCTTATCTGTTGAAGTAAAACATATAGGGCTATAATTTCCTGATATAGCTTGAACATGTGCAAATACCACGCTTGCATAGTCTGTGGATAATACGCCCATAATTGATAGTTCGCATTTATAACCATAGTCAGTATAGGTTGTGTCTGCTACCCATGTACTAGCTGAAACGTCATTAAATGCTTTCTCAAACGGTGCTTTGTAAGTTGCATCTGTTAAGTTTCTAAAAGTATCTGCTTCAAATATTTTCATAATTTATTTTTTTTAAAATCTGTAAATCAAATTAAATGATACAACTGAAATTCCACATCCCATCATTCCTGCTTTAAAATCATTCCAATCCGGGCTACCGTCCAAAAATACTTCTTTAAAGAATGATAAACCGCCAAACACTAAAACGGGCGTAAAAGCCTTTATACTTTTTGGAACGTCCAAAGGCTCTAAAATGTAGTACATAGCCTGCGTACTGAAATAGCCAAACAAGAAGTGTATAATCTTGTCCGCTTGCGGCGCATCGTCATAAATCCAATACGC